TTATCTAAGTTACTCATTTTCATTCCTCATTCATTCATAATGTATTGTACCATATACAAAGTCGATTGTACACATTTATTTTTGTTTTTTTAGATAAGAATTCCAATAGACCCAAGACATCATGCAATGTTCAACATCACGCCGGAAAATGCGGTCTATTAACCACACTAAATTTATTTTCTTTTTACGTTTTAATTCGTATTGCCGCGCAGAAAAGGTTTGATTAGAGTGTCCGCCCAACAATACATTAAGCAGTACACTACTAGCTGTTATTATTCTTTTTAAGTAGTCAGATAACTTAAGCTTCCAAAGTTTGAATTTTTTCATTGTATATTTTTGCATTCATTTTTAATCTATTTTTCTTAGGAGATTTAATTTTAAAATCTTTTTCTTGTGAAATAGATTCTGTTTTATGTTTACCACGTTTTTTATTACGAGAATCAAAACGAGAGTACTTAGCCATTAGATTTTTTCCTGTCCAAAGTTGCGAGTGTTTTCAATTTCAGTGATTAATTCATTATATCCACCAATATAATTTCCTCCCCAGTAGATTTGAGGAACAGTTCTTGGTGTACCCTTAAAGCGTTCTAGAAGTTCAGCTTTGTTACTTTCACCATCAAAGCGATCATCTAAAGATTTATAGCTATGATCTAATTCGTATTGAATACATGCTTCACGGGCTCTATCGCACCAGTTGCATGTAGAAGTTCCATATATTTCTATAAGTGACATTAATCTATCTCCAGCATTTCTTTTGTCATTATATAATCTCTTACCATACCTGATCTAACAATATCATCCCAACCAAATTGTACGATAGAAAAGTTTCTCATTTGTTCCATTATTTTCATAAATTTAAAAACACCTTCTTTTTCATCGTCAAATCTAAAATCAGTCTGGCGATAGTCACCACAAAAAATAATTTTAGAGTTTTTACCTACACGAGTAATAACAGAATCTAATTCATGAAAGTTTAAGTTTTGCATTTCATCAACAATAATCACCGAGTCATCAAATGTAGATCCTCTAATAAAAGATGTCGATTCAAATTGTATTATGTTCGAGCTTGTTAATTTACCCCAAGTTCCTTTATCATCAAATAGTTCAGTACAAATATTTTTGTATGGTATCGCATACATTAATTTTTTTTCTTCAGCTGTTCCAGGCAAAAAACCAATGTCGCGTGTTGGTACGGCTGAGCGAATAATAATAATTCTTCTATGAAAGGTATCTGAATCTAGAACATCTTCAAGAGCCATGTACATAGCTATGAAAGTTTTACCTGTACCAGCAGATCCTGTTAATACTAAATTATCATCTTCATCCCAAGCCTCAAACGCGACCTTTTGGTTTTCGGTGATTGGCTCGTATTCAATCATGTCTTCGAGCCGGACGGTCATACTATTATTTTTTGGCATTATTTTTTTATCGTGTTATAACCTGCGGAACCTGTTTTTACTCGGCTTAAAACATCTTTAAAACCATCAGGTACTTTTGAATGTAAATTACCAACACCGCTCACGATTTGGGGTGCTGATGGAACTTGAATTATATTATCCATATTATCGAGAGTATCTTGCAACTCACTGTATGAACATATTATGTCCCATGTAATATTTTCTTTTGTATCTTTTAACGTATAGCTTGGCATTTTTTATCCTTTGAATTGGCCAGCTGGTCAGAACCAGCTGACCTAAACCTCCTATTGCACTAAAACCTTTTTCTCAGTTATATGATTAATTAAAAACTCTTTTTTCTGTTTTAATTTAGTAATTAAACTCCCATCCACTCTCTTTCTTTTTCTGAGTTTTTGAATGTAATTTTCTAATTCATTGACGTCTTGTTCAAGTCTTTCAAACTGAGCTGTCATGCAATCTCCTTTTATTTTTATTATATTGCACTATTAACGTTTTATTAAATCTGGATATGCCTCCTGTATAAGTTTTTTAGTGATACCTACGCCAAGCTGTTTCTTATCTTTCATTTTAAGAAGCAGCAAAGCATCTTTAGGATGAATCGATTCTAGCATGTCAATAAACATGCGTTCGCGTTTCAAATTATTAACTTGATCACCCTCAAGCCCTTTTACAAAATATTTGAAATGTTTGTGCTGTTTGAACAAGGATGACGGGCAGTTATGTTCTTCAGATGGTTCATACGGAGGATCACCTTCAGGTAAACTCCATTGAACTAAATCATCATAAGTGCCTCTTAATACATCTTTAAGAGCCCAAGAATTATTCTTCTGCAATATGCTAATTTTATTAGCTCTATTTTTTTCTTTCGTAACTCGTTCAATTACTTCGTACACATTAAGTGAGTTTGTCAAAGCCATTAAATAAAATCTCCAATATCATCTACCAAGCGACGGCAGCGTTTCTCAATTAAAAAAGGTAATACTTTTCCTTTATTAGACCACTTATCTTGTCCATTAAAGGTATTTATAATTTCTTCTTTTAGAGTTTTCGGTGTTGATTGCAAATCAATAAGAAGACGGTTGCGTTGTATATTCCTAAGAACCTCGGGCCCTTGGGAAGATGGATCTTCAATTAGTTGATCTACGACCTTTTGACGCAATGGCGTCTGTCTTATTTCATCTACAAACACGTTATCTCCAGATAGTACATTAGGCACACCATCAGAAGTATCACCTCTTAGGATCATTTCTAATAGCTGCTTCCGCGGATGTTCTACCTTTATATATTTCTTTAACATAGGCGAATATTGAGAAATATTATTAAATTTTTGTAATTGTGCGAAATCTTTATCAGCAGAAATGATCATAACATCTTCATGCTGACCAAACTCTTGTGTATTATACGCCAACACGCCAATAATATCATCTGCTTCACAACCATCAATCTTTAGGGTTTTGTATGGAAAGCTTTCTGTCAGTTCATCCCAAATGAGATTCACAATACGAAAGATTTCATTCCAATCCATCTTAGAAGTTTTACGATTCTTTTTCCTTGCAGCTTTATATTGAGGAAATTCTTTGTATCGCCAATTATTACCGGCGTCACCTGTAATTACTACTTCACCAAATTTATCTTTGAATTTAGCTCGGTACATTCTTATAGAATTTAGAATCATATGACGAATTAAATTTTCATCCGGATCTAATTTTTGCGTAACTATGTTAGTGATTGCGATACCGTTGTAGTCTATAATAATCATAATATATTCCTTTATGTTAGTTATTATTCTAACATATTTTCATCCGTTTGTACACCTAAAATATGGCGCCTATGTATTTTTCCGCCGATAAATGCATTATAGTATTCATCAGGTTTTAACAACACATCATCCTCTAGTTGATATTTCATTTCATAGTATGAGCATTCGCCCTTTGTTTTACACAATCTCAATATTTCTCTGTGATAATTATCTTCGCCTTTTTCTTCTATCAACAACTTTACTTCTTGGCTTGATCCAAAATAAGTTCTCCAGTCAGACTCTGCACGTGTACGTACTTTTCGTTTGCGTTTTTTTGTTTTGGGGAGAACTTTTGGTTTCCAAAAGAATTTTTTACCGATATATTTCATACCAGTATCTTTTTCAGTTATAACGTAAACGAACCCCTGATATTCCTCAGGGGTTTCGTTAAATTCTTCATTTTTGTAATGCCACATTATTCATCGATTTCTTCATAATCAGCAAGCTCTCCACACATTGGGCATAAAGTAGGTTTCTCATCACCCTCTAATACAATTACTTTTAATACATGATCACAGATATCGCACTCTGTCCAATATGTTTCTTCCATATTTTATTCCTTAAAATGTTATTTCGCATGCCCCGCCTTGACAAGCTGCAGCGCCCATCGTATCTATATCAGTAAAACGTTTCTCATTTAACTGCGCCACGAAATCAACACCTGTGAAGTTTTGCTGGATCTTTGTCCATTTATGTAGCAGGAATACATCTTTCAGACAATACTCTGCATCCTTTGGATCTCCCATGAAATAATTATCAGCGAATTTATTATAGCGCCTAATCCATTCTGCCCGAAGATCAGAGACTTCACCACGGTATTCTTCTGGCATTTGAGCAACTTGACACGCTTCCCAAAGATCGCGGAAACCTTGCTTACGTGTGTCGACAATAAGGCCAGATGCAAACAACGCAGCTTTACCATACTTAGACACAATTTGATTTTCACTTAATACTTCTGTCATTGGAGCTTGGGCAAAGTCTTTATCACCTGATCCGCTTAAAAATGAAATACCAGCAAAAGAGCCACGATTTTCAAATACATAATCTTCTACTTGACTCCACATGTGGGGTAGAACTGTAACAGTGTTTGACACATTATGACGTAGATCTGTATGAGCACACAGCTCTGGATTTGTACCTGCTTCTACCCAATTTTGTTGAACGAGTTTAACACGATCAAGAAGCTCTGTACCATATAGGTCTTCTTTATATAGAGATCCTTCTGGACTTACAATAGGAAAGCCGATACAATAATCAGTTCCATTATTAGACCATACTGATTCTTCAACCATATAGGGATTTGTTTTAGCAATTAACTGTGCAACCTCTGTTTCTTTATTCAATTGAATATGACGCAAATACATTGGTGCATGTTCCGCATGAATTCCTGAAGCAGTTTGAAGTAGTACAGAAGCATTCCCAGACGGTTTCACGCATGTTGTACGCGCCGCTGGGTTGATGTCTATTAGAGAAGCAACTAGAACATTAACTTCTCTTACTATATCAGCGCCTTTACGTTGAACATCAGAATCTAATAACACATCCGGATTATTCATCCAGCCTGTGACTGATACGCCTAACAACGCTTCTCTCTCAAAGATTTTTTTGCTTGTTTCGCTTAGATATTTAAAATCAGTATATCCTGCTTGGAGTGTTCCCAAGATTGCGCCAACACGGCATGCCTTATAAAATTCTTCTGGTGTTTTACATTTACCGCCATTGATTTCTGTAAGATTACATCCTTGCCATCCTGACTCACCATCAATTTGAGGATACATTCCGATTTCAACACATGGATTCGTAGTAAAATCTTTATCTTCTACAAAGTAGAATCCTGGCTCACCAAACTCTTTGATAGAACCCATAAAATTAGAGAAATCCTGTTTAGTAATTTCATCTCGTACAATTACAGCAGAGTTATTTGACCGGCCACGTTGAGGGTTATCAATAAACCAATTGCCAGTTTTTGCTTTTATCATTTCTTCATCATCAGGTGAGAATAAACAAATAGTAGCCGAACGTCGTACTCCACCTGCAAGTACCGCATCTGCTGCATGCATAGCAATATCGTATACTTCAATTGGCTTAAGCCGTTTGCGTCCACTTAGAACAATCCCTTGGAGCATATGTTCAATCTTATCAAGAGCACGACGTAATGGCTCAGGCCCTGGAGCTTTAAAACCACCTGAGATTTTAGCTCCTTTTGGACGCACTTGATTCAAATCAAAATACACTTTTCTTCCGGTAAAGTCTGGGTGGGTTCCACCGTTCCTAAAGAACGATGACATGAGCACTGCTAATGAGTCTGCCCAACCCTCAATAGAATCTTCGATCACATAACCTTTAGCTTGCTTTTTTCTTTCAGCAAGATCTGGTAATTTATCAATGTGATGTTTTTGTACAGAAAATCCTGCACCTGCTCCACAAAGCAAAATATAAAATAACTCACCAAAGAAAGCTGCTCGATCTGCATATGTAGATGTACAATTATACATCCGCATTTGGTGCTTCCAGAGCTGCTCTCCACCAAACTGTAACGCGCGCTGAGCACCCAAAGCATACTGAAGCTTATATAATGACTCTGCTTCATCTATAAGCAAAGATAGTTCTGGAGTCATCTTATCTTTATAATAATCACGGTGCATATTCATCACACGGGATACTGCTTCTTCCCATGTTTCGTATCTATTTAAAGTATCATCCCATCTACTATAACCTTCATAAAACTTTGTCTGTGACATTAAGTGGCGTGTGTTTACGTCTTGATTATTTGGGATTACTTTTAGCATGTGATTACCTCTGGTTTTAATGAGTAAAGAATTGCACGCGCAGAAAATCTACGCGCGGTAGTGTTCATATTGATTAGGTGGTATTATATATTACAATATGTAGATTGTAAATACAAAATATTGCAAAATAAAAAAAATATTTTTTAAATTAGGGGGTGTACAAACCGGCAGAACTGTGTATAATAAACTTACTGAGTTTCTGGAGTGGATGAGGTACCATTATCTGGTTTTTCAGGAGTTAGAGCTTCTTCATAATAAGCAATAATAGCCTGTTGATCCTTAACATAGCGTCTTAAATCTGCTATGCCGATCGCTAGATTCTCATAACCCTTAGGAGTGATAGTAAACAAAACTACATTGCCAGTTTTAGTATCAATCTCAGCTAGTTTTTCATCTAAGTTTTCTTCAGTAATAACGAACCAATCAACAGGAGGAAAGTCTACTGCTTTTGGTCTTTCTTGAACAGGAATATTTTGTTCTTGATATTTAGTTGTTACTACTACTTCCGGCTCCGCCGGTCTCCCCAGACACCCCGCCAGTATCATCGGGCTTATCAGAAGGAGGAGTAGTTTCGTCTTGGATCCGTCCAATAAGTTTGTTAACGGCGTTGTTAACTCTGTCTTCAAGTCCTTGTGCATTTGTTAATGCCTCCATAGTCAAATCGATCTTAGCAAACACACCTCTTAGTTTATCTAAGTGCTCTTGTGATTGTTGCAATCTTTTGGTTAAATCTTTATTTAGTTGTTCATTTTTCTTTTGATCGGCCGCCATTTTCTCAACAGTTGCCTGCAACGTTTCAGCTGCGGTTTTTAACTTAACGTTATTTTCTCGTAATGTACCTATAGTAGCTTCTGACCACAGATAATAATTATATCCACCGTATCCGACTCCACTTAAAAGTCCCATTATAATTATTATTAAATATAACTTAGCCATGGTCTTCCATATACTTTCTGAATCGCTTTAATAATACTGGATTCTTTTTTCTACGACGATCAGTAACATTATGTGCAGTAAATTTAGGCCCCATGTTCTTTGTATCTTGTGGTATACCTGCATCAGCTGTTGTCGTAACTTCTTCTTTCATATCTGGCAATCTTGTTTTAGCATGATTTTTACCAGAAACTGTGTCATGCCAATGCCAATCGTGGCCACCATAAGGATTCTTCTTTTTAATCTCAATCCTGTATTCACCAGTATGACGGTCATTATGATCGTAGTTCTTGCGAACACGCCATGTATTACCTTTATGAGTTGTTTCTATCTCTCCATCATTACCGGCACGTTTCCACTTTAGATTTTTCATAGTAGCAACTCTTCGACTGTTACAAAAATCTTTTTATTAGTTCTTTTATGTTTGGCTTCATATACATTTAAACCAAATACATCGCCTATAGGATAGCTGTTATCTTCTACTAATATCCAGTCCTTTGCATTCACAACGTCATCTAGCGTTTCATTAATAACTTTACACGCTTTTAGTCTATAAGATCCAGGTAAAAGTTTACCATCATCTAATACTAACCATTGCGATCCTTCAGACAATATATCAGTAATATCTATATCTAATAAACCAAGCCCATGCTTAATTTTATTATCTGATACGCTGTACTGATCTTTTAAAAGATATAATGCTGAAGCATAAGAACCTATTTTGCCACCTGGAATCAGCTTTTTAATATTAAAAACTAATCTATGAAAAGGAGTATAAACATCCTTCTCTTCAGATGTTTCAGCCTTACGAAGCTTTTTGCCTTTTTCATCTATTAAGCCGAGTTTATAAGCAGTAGTGTCCTCAAAATTTGTTGTTAACAATCTGAGGAAACGAAATGTATAAACCAGGTCACCAGTTTTTTTAAGAATTCCCATTAAACTTTCCTCAAGCGTTCAACAATATCCGGATCCATCGGAATGTTAGTATATTGATCATTGCGAATATATTTTAAAAATATTAAAAACGGTTTCACAATTGGCCAGTGTTCATCTTTTAGTTTTAAATCTAAAATATTTAAACTGGCTTCTATACCAAAAGAATTGAAGATCACAATTAAATGATTTAATATTAATCGTTCATTGATATGATCATTCACAATATATCTATTTAATAATCTTTTAATATATTTAAATCTTTGCAGATCTTCTTCAAATTCTTCGATATCAATATATTTTGGGTTACTATAGTGCTTAGCAGCATAAAGATAAATATTGTCTTCTGTTAATTTAATTTTCATTTAAAGCGGCAAGCATCTCATTCTTTTTCATTTTCATATTTAAAGTAACGCCTTTTTCTTTTGCGGCCGCTACTACTTGAGCTTTAGTCATTTTAGACATATCAACTTTTGGCTCTGTTTCTACCTTAGGTGGAGCTTTGGTTTCAACAACAGTAACTTCAAGATTTTTAACTTCAGTTGCAACAACCGGTTTTTCAGCCACAGGCTCATCTGGAAAAATAAGCTTTGTGTTAACCGGTTTAGTTCCTAAAAATCTACCCAAAAAATCCATAATTTTATTATACATAATTTATTCTCCTATATTAATCCAGACCATCTTTATTTTCAGATACTACTTTTCCATAAGCAGCTGCAAGTTTTTGCATCACTTTATCACCGTTTGAATTATCATTCGATCTTTTTTTACCGTTTGGACCTGCGCGGCCTGCTTTAGCAGCATCGTCATGGCCCTTTTTCTCTAGATCGGGATCAGCAGCATTACCTGCAAAATCGGCTTTCATTTTCTTTGCGCCAGCACCTTTTAGTTTATCGTCACTAGTTTCAGGAGCGGCCGCACCTTTATAATGTGCTGCACGATTTTCTAAAATACGTGAATACACTGGCCA